ACTATGCGTATGGTGTTGTGCCCGGCTTTGTTGTCTAATCCCCCGCAGGGATTCTCGACTTACTCAAGCCCACGGAAGTGGGCGGAAAACAGCAAACTTTCCTAAAAAATTCAAAGGGCGCGTCAGAGCCCCGCGCGATTTTTTGAAAAAAGATACTGAAAGTGCTATCACTCAACTGTCTTATGAGTGCATACACGGCACGAAAAACGCTATACAATACTTTCAAAACCTGTTTGTTAGGAGGTATTGTATGGCAACTAACAAGCGCGTCTTTACACTGCGCCTGTCCGATGAAGTTTTTGATAAGATCGGTGTTCTAGCAACAAAAGAGCATCGGTCCATCACGAACTACATAGAGTATGTGCTGCTCAAGCATTTGGAAGAAGTTGAGCGAGAGCAAGGGGAAATTGATCTCGATGACCCCGAAGGAGACTAAAGTATCATGTCAGTTTTGAAATCCAAGCGCACAGAAAGCAAGGCGGAGTATGTGAATGTCGCCAATGCGATTTACATTGAAACGATAAACTTCCTGACCCGCATTTCCGCAAGGTATTCCAGATTGATTGCAGAACCGGTTGCAAAGCTGGCAGGCGAGGTGATAGACCACGCTGAAAAGGCAAACAGCATCTATCCCTCCGACGATCAGCGGCGCCAGCTTCGTAAAGCACATCTTCTGGAAGCGCGGGCATCCCTGATGGCGCTGGATGTTCGGTTGACTCACTGCTATCTCATCATGACCCAGAACCCGCAGGGATGTTTCACAACTCCCTCAGGGAAAAGTGTCGATGCGAAGAAAGCAACTGAAAGACTGGACAAAATGGCTCAAAAGTTGGGTGAGCTGATTGACAGGGAAAACGACCTGCTGCAAGGCATGATCGGAACGGTTAATCGGAAAGCCTGATTTTTAAGTGGGTGTATCTCTGTCAATTCCTGCGGCGGCGGTCTGGTGGCTGCGGTCGCCGAACTACAACAACATCAACAACAACAACTTCTGCGCGGTTTCGTCGTCGGGGTCGTTGGACTATAACAACGCTAACAATGCGTATGGTGTTGTGCCCGGATTTTGCAATGCTTGGTCACATGGAGTAGCCATAGGTGAAAGACGACCATAGCAAAAGGAGAGGTACTTCCCTGAGGGTCAAACCTCTAAAACTGCTTTTCGATATGCTGACACGGACGCTTCTTGCATGGCGCGGGATGCATCTTACCGCGTTTCATGTGCCAGCATAAAGCAGATTAGACGATGCCCGACAATTTATCTGTACGAGGAGCGAATAATTTTATGACAAGTCAGGAGCGCCATGAAGCGCGATACCAACGCCGCCGGGCAGCACGCCGAGCCAGACAGGAAGCCCGTTGTGCCGCCCTCGGTTCGTTGGAAGAAGTATTCAGTTACCACACGATGTTCAAATATGGCCGGAAATGCTGCAACGGTGTACGCTGGAAGCAGAGCACGCAGAACTTTGAGCGGCATCTGTTTTCCCACACAGCGAAGCAGCGGCGGCGTATTTTGGCAAAAAGGTGGCGGCCTAAGAAATACGTTCATTTCACGGTCTGCGAACGCGGCAAGATTCGTGGGATTGACGCTCCTCATATTACAGACCGACAAATCCACAAGGTCATCAGCAAGGAAGTGTTGGAGCCGCTTTACGACCCCAGCATGATCTATGACAACGGTGCAAGCCGGATTGGTAAGGGACTGCACTGGCAGATCAAGCGCATCAAACAGCAGCTGGCACGGCATTACCGCAAGTATGGCCGTGCGGGCGGGGTGTTGCTGCTCGACCTGAAGAAGTTCTTTCCTTATGCACCCCATTCTATCATCTATCAGCGGCACCAGCGGTATATCCTGAACCCTGATTTTCGGCGGATAGCAGATACCATTATTGATACTGCTCCCGGCGAATTTCCGGGCCGTGGGATGCCGCTGGGCGTTGAGCCGAGCCAACAAGAAATGGCGGCAATGCCCAGTGCTGTGGACAACTGGATCAAATGCCAGATGTCCACGCATAGCGCCGGACACTACATGGATGATTACTGCATCATTCTCCCGGATATCGAAGATCTGAAAAATCTGGGCCGCGCTATCGTGCGCCAATTTGAAATCCGCGGCATCCCGGTCAACAAGAAGAAATGCAAGATCATCCCGCTGACGAAGCCGTTCCGCTGGTGCAAGGCTCGTTTTACCTTGACCGAGACCGGAAAAATCAAAGTCAATGGTAGCCGTGATGGTGTGATACGCGCACGGAGAAAACTGAAGCTGTTCCACCGTGAATGGCTGGCCGGGAAACGTACCCTGCAGGAGGTGGCGCAGTATATGAACTGCCAAGAAGCCTACTATAAAAATTTTGATGACCATGGGCGGCTGCTGCGTCTGCGGCGGCTTTGCTATGCAATTTTTGGAGGTAGAGTGCCTTGTTCAAAATCATCAAAGCCAGTGATGGCACCGTCCTTGCCTTGACCGAGGACGTGACCTACATCAAAAAAGCCGACAACGGCTGTTATATCCTCTGCCCGGAGCCTGATGCTTCGGGCATTTCTTATGCCGGCACACCGTATCATCTGCTCGATCGTGACCCTATGGGGGACGATTTGGAAAGCGTTATGCTGGAGCAGACCGATATTGGAAGCTGGGTCACGGAAACCCAAACCGCCATCGAGGATGCTGATGCTCTCAACGTGGATCAGGCGTACCGCCTGACCCTGTTGGAGCTGGGCATCACTGATGATACCGATGCTTCTTGAGAAAGGGGGTGAACTGAATGCTGTATCGTACTTGCAAGCGCATGATTGAAAAGGGCAACACCGCTGGCATGGCAACCAAGCTGGATGTCTTTTACGCTGCCAACAAGCTGACCGAGGACGAGTATAACGAGCTGACCGCTCTGCTCGCCGAGAAGACCGAGAAGAAAGAGCAGGTCTAACCCATGGAGCATGAACGCTTTATCGCCCGCCGCCGGGCGCGCTTCGACGGCATAGATGGAAAAGTGAATATTCCCTATGGAACCGCCCTGACTTGTCAGGACGGTTTTCTTATGCACAAAAACCAGCGCGTGTGTGCTGTAGGGAGCCAGAACGGCATGGACTGCTTTGTGCAGGACGATGACGGTAACGGCACCCTGCGCGGGGAACTGGTAGGGAACATCCAGCGGTGCCTTGAGCGCCGGGATGCGGACTATCAGACCCGCTGGAACCGGGTTTGGGCATCGGCACTCTGCCAAAAGTACCGCCGCCCGGAGTCCGAAGACTACTGGCTGTGGGCGAGAGCGTTTTTTGATGCTCCGATTTTTGATTTGCAGGCAATCGCCGCGCTGGTTCAGTGAGGGGGATGGCTGTGAATCTGAAAGAATTATTCTGGAGCGGTGGCGGGATGGTTTTGGTGCTGCTCTCGCTCATTGAGGTTTCGCCCATCAAGATCAATCCGTGGAGCAGGCTTGCGAAAATCATCGGACACGCCCTGAATGCTGAAGTGCTGGAACAGCAGAAGCAGACCCAGAAAAAGCTGGAGGAGCATATCCAAGTTGATGATGAGCGCAATGCTAATCTTCTGCGTACTCAGATCCTGCGTTTCAATGATGAGCTGATTGATGATAAGCACCACACGAGGGAGCATTTTATCGAGATTTTAGCCATCATTGATGCCTATGAGGACTACTGCCGCAGTCACCCCGACTACAAAAACAACCGCTGCATCTGTGCGGTAGCGAATATCAAGCGGGTGTACAACGAGCGGCTTCAAAAGCACGACTTCTCTTGAAGGAGGTTTTCTACATGAGAGTCATCGTATATCAGGCCAGCGACATATCAGCCCTGAGCAAAAATTTCACCCGTGAGGAGTTCAAATGCCCCTGCGGGTGTACTCGGCAGATGGTGGATTCGGAGTTGGTAGAGAAGATGCAGGCTGTCCGGGAAAAGCTGGGCAAGCCCATCAAAATTACCAGCGGCTACCGCTGTATTCCGCATAATGCGGCGGTTAAAGGCAGTTCGGGCAGCAAGCACCGTTATGGGATGGCAGCTGACTGGCGCATGAAAGACCGCAACATCAACCCTGTGGCTTTGGGCATCATTGCCACCCAGTACTTCAAGGCGGTGGGTATCTACTGGTATGATGGTTGCGCCATCGTACATACTGACACCCGCGACACAAAGGCGACGTGGCTCTGCGATGCACCGAAGCACTATCCCAGCACGACCTACAACACGTTCATCCTGCCAACGATCCGCCGGGGCAGCGTGGGCGATGTGAACAGAACCGCCACGAAGATGCTCCAGCGGTTGCTGGGGCTGACCCCGGACGGCATTTTTGGAGAAAAAACCGAAAACGCCCTGCTGAAAGCGCAGGAGGCGCACGGACTGGCCGTGGACGGCATCTGCGGCCCTGCCAGTTGGCGGGCAATTTCTGGGGCCAACAAGTATCTGTGACATAGGAGGAAACCATCATGGAAGCTATTCTGAGTTTTATTCCCGTGCCTGTCGCTGTCATTCTGATGGCGGTGGGTTTTATTTCGCTGGCAGTCGGTGGCATCCGGCTGGGCTACAAGGCCACCGTCAAGGATCTGGCGCTGGAGCTGGTCGAAAAAGCTGAACTGTCCATCATGGGCAGCGGGCAGGGCGCCAAAAAGAAGAAGCAGGTGTTCGCGGCTCTCCGCGCCAAGTGCCCGGCGGCTATCCGCTGGGCTATCACCGACGAGGTGCTGGACGCTGTTATCGAACACGCCTTTGATGTTATGACCGCAGCACTTGGCAAAAAGTCTTGACTGCTGCATGAGTGCCGTGTAAAATAGAGGCACTTGAAAAGCTTCGGCTTTTGTAGAGAGTGGCATTGCCTGTGGGTGGTTCTGCTCTTGATTTTTACATTTCGCCGCCCCGGCGGCATACAAAATCCCCCTGCGTTGACTTCATCGGCCAGCGCAGGGGGATTTTTTGTTTAATTGTATTTTTCAATGAGCTGTTTCACGGCGGCTTGAGCCTGCGGGGTGTCGGGCCGGTGTTCCCAGCCGCGTTCATAGCAGGCAGCTTCCTTGCACATGCTGGAAGTCGGATCGCCAACATACTCGGCAAGCCAGAGCTTTGAAATTCGGCCGTTGTCAATGCCGAAAACGCTTCCTTGCTCATAAACTTTTGCTTCCCAGCGGAACGTGTGCCCATCAATGGTTATATATCCTTGCTTCCACATTGCTTATACCTCATTATCCTGCGGTGCGATCGCGGCCACGCCCATCCAGATCAGCCAGTGCTTGCCATCAGAGCTGCGTTTCCATTCGCCGCCGAGCGTTTCAAATGCGGCAATCATGCCGTAGTAGCTGATCTCCGGCTCGGTAGGCAGCCTCTCTCCGTCATCGTTGTACTCGGCACGGCCGGCAGCAATGTCCATCTCGGCATCAGACCGGGCGTATGCCCACTGGTTATCCAGCCTTTCGGCCAGACGCTGGAGGGAAGCGCGAATATCGGAAATTTTCATGGTCTACTCCTTTACCATTCATAGGAGCCGCGCCGCTGGCTGGCTTCCATGCGTTCCTTTTCAATCATGGCGGCGATCCGGGACTTCTCTTTGATGCTGAGGCCCCAAGCCTTTTCACAGGGGATAGCAACAATGAAGCCGTCCTCATGGATGCCGTACTCATTGAAATCTTCATCAACGTACCGTTTGCAGTTGTGCGGTCGGTCGTTGAAGTCATATTCGACCTCATCAGGAATGCGGGTCAGCTTGCCCCTGATGGGGAAGTTGTTCAGCTTTGCAAATTCTCGGATGGTCATGGTGCTTCTCCTTACTCAATCGCTTCTTCAATGCTGCTGGTGGCATCTTCCAGACTGCTTACTGCATCGGACAGGCTTTCGCAGATCTCTTCGATATGCTCGTACCGTTCGCCGCTCTGGAAGTTTTCGGGGATGTTGTCCCGGTATTCTTCTTCCTCAGTCTGGATTTCCTCAAGCTGAGTCTGGAGGGTCTCAAGCTGATCAACGATGGCCTGCAGGGCCTTTCTGCGCTCTCTGTTCATATATATTCTCCTTGATTTTTCATCGGTGGGTGGTTATAATTAAAAAGCGAGGGCGGCGGCTCCTACCCGCCGCCCTGCTCTTACGGATTACTTGTTATCCGTGGGGGTCTCGTTGCTCTGAATGATTCTGTTGGGTTTAATCGTGATCGTTATCCGCTCTGCAAGATCGGGATGTTCGACCAAGATTTCCAGCAGCTCTTTCAGAGCTTTTACTTTTTCATCCATCGGTCTGTTCTCCTTTCCGGTGAGCTTCCCGCTCCTCCTGACACCTATATTATACATCTTTTTGATTTACTTGTCAATGAAAAAGATAAACTTTTTTGATTTCGTTGCAAATATTTTTGGTTGACAAATAGCTCAAAAAGATGTATTCTTATAATCAACAAGGAGGTGTTGACATTATGAGTGTTTCGGATGTTATCAAGGGTCTCTTGGCAATGTCAGGAAAGAAACAGGCCGAACTGACAAGCGTTTTGGGAATGAGCAGCAATCAGGCTGTAAATAATAAAATTAGGAAAAATAGCTGGTTTGCCAGTGATCTTCTCAAAGTGGCAGAATTATGCGGATGTAAGCTGGCTTTTGTGATGCCGGACGGTCAGTGCATATATCTCAGCGATGATGAACAGGAAAAATAAAAGGAACAGCCGCCAGCAAACATCGTAATGCTGGCGGCTGTTCCTTTAGTCAGAGGGTAGTTGTTTGACCTGAGAAGCGCCGAAGAATGATGCCCTGTAGGTTTGGCCGTCCCCCTTGCTGCTGTGGATAAGCACCGCCTGAAACAGAGCCTTTGCGCCATGCTCCACCATGTACCCGGCGGCTTTCCATCCTGCCCATGTGTTCACAGGCTCGGCCACCCCGGCGGCCTGCTGGGCTTCCTCGATGCGCTGGGCGTTGATCGGGGCGGCCTTTGCGCTGTTCCATGCCCGGTGCAGAGCTTCGGCAAAACTGCCCACGCCCTTGCGATACAGCTTCCATGCTTTGCACATGATGGCGGACAGATCAAACTTTTTCATAATGCCCTCTCTTTCTTTGGCTGAAAAGATAAAATAAAAAGCAGCAGGGGAGTGGGTTACTGACTTAGCATGCGCTCACGACTCTTACTTCGCCCCTTGCCTTCCGGTCGTACTCCCTTGCTGTGATTATAGTATCCTCCATCTTTAAGAAAAAGACAACAGCAAAAACATGAAAATGTAAATAAAATAAATTTATTTATCGCCCTGCTGGATGTATTGAGATTGAAGCGGAATTGCGGATTGTATATTTGGATGAGGAAGATTTTGGGCAAAAAAAGTCCCCAGACACCGAAGTGTCCGGGGAAAGGGGATAACTTACTTGTCGGACGTTATGGATCTGCACCGTGGCGTTGCAAGCCTGCTTCGGGTCAAATCATCCAAATCTTCTTCTTGAACCAGAAGATCGGAGATTTTGCAGTCCAAGGCTTTGCAAATCAAATCAAGCTGTTCCAAAGATACCCGGTCGGTCATCTCATGGTAAAGATCATTGATTGTGTTTCGCCGGATTCCAGTTGCGTCTGCAAGTTGCTTCTGAGTCCATCGCTTTTCGCCTAAGCGGACGGACAACAAAATCCTTAACATCAGCCATATCTCCTTTGCGGAGAGTGTAGCATAAAAGGATAATCTATATCAGCAAAATGATATTTGGTATCGTATTTTGATATTTTCGATTTGAGGGCGAGTGTGACTACCGATTGACTACCACGGTGCTTTTTCGTATTTGCGCAGTCTTTTGTAGAATAGCGTATATTCGTTGTTTATTTTTGCTTTTGCACCAATGGAGTGCGGGCTGGAATGACTCTTAATCAGTGGGCCCAGGGTTCGAGTCCCTGGAGGTGCACCAGATATTGAACGTCAAATCGTAAGATTTGGCGTTCTTTTTTGTTATGTAACCCCGAAAAATCGGGGCTTGCACGGTCAATGCACGGTTTCTGCACGGTTGGTGTTTTCGTGGGAATCCTCTGCATGGGCTGGAATTGCTTTGAAATGCGTGGTAAATTTTGCATCAGGTCAGCAGAGCCAGACGGAGCTGCGCCTTTACTTCGGGGTCTGCGTCCTTCAGAAGTTCCAGCAGAGCGGTCATGGAGATGGTCGGTTCGCCTGCGGCGGGTACAGCCTGCGGGCTGGGGCTTTCCTGTTTAGCATAGAACCCTTCCTCAAATTTCCTGCCCAGTTCTACACGAGAGGACTGCTGGATATGGGCGTAGGTGTTTACCAGCATATCTGCCGTAGCGTGTCCGGTGGTTCCCTGAACAGCCTTCACATCGCCGCCGGAGATCATCAACTGATAGGTGGCACTGGAATGGCGCAAACCGTGGAACACAATGCGGGGGAATTCCGGGTGGGCATCCTGCCACTTGAGGAACTTCTTGCGGATCAGCACAGGCTCCACCGCCAGACCGTTAGGCAGACGGAACAGCATTCCACTGTCATGGTAGCGTGTCGGGTCTTTCCTCTCGTCTGCCGCCAGCTGATTCAGCCACTTCTTCAGTTCCTCTTTCAGAGCAGAAGTCATGAAGATGGTACGGCAGGAGGATGCGGTTTTGGTGCTTTTCAGGATGAGGGAAGTGGTGCTGCGCTCCAGCTTGTCCGGGAATACCTTGATGATGCAGCCATCGTCCACTTGGTTTAGGGCTTCTTTTCGCACTCGCTGCATGGACTTGTTGATACGGAAGGTTCCGATGCCATCTGCTGCGTCAAAATCGAGATCTTCCGGGGTCAGACCTA